ACGATGACCGTGCTATATATCTAGGTATTAAGGATCGTCATCCTATTGACATACTAAGAACGTTTGCACACGAACTTGTACATTTTAAACAATCGCTAGATGGTGATCTAAATCAAGACAGCGGCAAAACTGGTAGTTCCGAAGAAAACCAAGCACACACAAAAGCCGGCATCATTATGCGAATGTTCAACAAAAAATATCCAGAATTTTTTAAAAGTGCCGACGTAGATATAAACGAAAATGTTGCTGATAGCAAAAATTATTTGTTACAACTGGAACGTGACAAACGTGCCAATATGTTAATATTGCATATTTTAGATAAAAACACAGGCAAAAGAACAGAAGTACGTGGCAAAATGGGATATGAAACCAATGGCTACGACCCAAATGATAAACTGCATCAACTGTTGGACAAAGTAGGAAAGAGTGCTAGTGTAAGCGACCTTATGAATGGTGATGTTGTTAGTATTAATCCACGCCACCCAGATGGTGCAAGTGCAAAAGCAGCCGCCGACAAAGCATATAACGAAAACTTTGCAGATGGTAAAATAAAAGGCAAAAGCCGTCCTGGTAGAGTAAAACGTGCCGGTGCTAGTTGCAGTGGCAGTGTAACAGCATTACGCAAACGTGCAAAGAATTCTGGCGGCGAACGTGGAAAGATGTACCACTGGTGTGCCAATATGAAATCAGGAAGAGCTAAAAAGAAATGAAAGTAAATGAGATTACTGAAAAAGTTACATTTATTAACGATACAGATCACGCTATTGAGCGTGTAAAAGTTGCTGCTGAAATGTGTAATAAACTAGGCAATACTCCTATATTATATAGAATGTTTGAGGGCGGTGAATCTCGAAGCAGAGGCGCTACAAATCTTATGATAAAAGTTAATAACGAAGGCGGAGAACGCAAAGGTGTAAAAGGCAATAGTAGCTTCTTTCAACAAAAAATCTTCAACGGTTTAGGTGTACAACACCCTACACAAGCGTTGGTTACTACACCCGATAATATATCAGGATTTCATGGCACAAACTTTATTATGATACCGGGTGGTAAATTTAAAGCATATTGGAACCCAGAGATACTAGACTTAGGAAGTTTTGAAGGCTACAATGACAAATATAAACCAAAAGATCTAGGAGGCGGTGCGCGAACGACTTTATCGCGGCCAACAGACTATGATGCTAGTGAAGAAGTTAACCGTGCCTTAGCAGGTTATAAGCAAGGTATTCCTAGTCAAAGCGAATGGGACGGCGAAGTAATAGTAGATACACCATTCTACTATATGCTGAACCTACAAGAATTTTTAAGCAAGTATGCCGGTAAAAAATCAAAAGAACTTATTAATTTACCATCTGATAGAAGAGCAATGCGTGACCCAGAATACGGAAAAATTAAACAAGAATTGCTACAAGCAAGATTTAAAACATATAAAGATGTTGCTTGGTATCTAAGCAATCCAACAATGAATTTTTTAAATTGGTGGAAAGAAAAAGAGCAAGAAGGTAAAAATGAATATCGATGATCTAAAACGTCTTGCAGGCATAAATGAGTTTAAAGGATATACTCCTTACAACGAAAACATCTCTGTAACCGGAACAGAAAAACGTCGTATAGAACGAGAAAAAAATATCAAGCCTGGTGATAAAGAATGGTTTGAATTATGGTTTAATCTTCCACACATGACAGGTGCGCTAAATACAAAGCCGGGTTTTAGAGGGCGTAAGAAAAAATGAAAATTAGAGACATTATTAACGAACAACAGCGCGAACCAAAACTTACTGGCAAGTCTAGAAAACTTCCTGCTAGAATTACAGATCCTATGCCTGCTACCTTTATACAAAAGCAACTTAGAAATACAGATCCTTACATGCAGTACAGATACGGTGTTGCAGTTGCAGCCGCAAAAGCAATGGCAGATGGTCATTTAACCAATGACGACTTTGAGCAAGAATCTGAATATGCAGAAAATTTAACACAGGTTGCGTACACCAAAGAAGAAGAAGAAATTGTTACTTTGGCCTCAAGATTGATGGGTGTTACACCAGTGCAAATCACCAGTAGTAAAAGCACAGAAACCACGGACGTAAATAAGTCAAGCCCGGTTTCAAAACCAAAACGCAACAAGTACGGAGTTTAACATGAAAATACATGATATAATCAGTGAAGCCGCCGGAAGTAAACTATCAAAACGAGAACAAGAGTCAACCGCAGGTTTGCATACATATGATGATGGTCCGAATTTAGGAACATTTGGTAGTGACTACGGACAGTACAGATTGATGATGGCCCTTGCAAGTTCTGATGGAAAAACTCCGCCAGATATGGATTCAATGAGTTGGATAGGCAAGAAAAAAACTGCACACCCGTACACAGAAGTCGAAGCCGAAATGCTTAAACAAAGTTATAAAGTAATTGGTTTAAATTATAAAGATTTAAACAACGGCGATACAAAAAGTAAAGAAATGGACAGTACAAATAAAAACAGTCCAGTTGCCAAACCAAAACGCAACAAGTATGGTGTATGATGAAAATACAAGATCTGTTTGAAGTAAACGATAAGCGTGGAAAAAAAGTTGCTGAATCTTTAAATGTTTTATCTCAATGGAAAAATGACGAACCTGCCGGATATGTAAAACAACTGGTAAAGTTTTTTAAAAATCCAGATGAATTAACACATAAACGAGCAATTTGGTATAACAAAGACGGATTTAAAAGAATCGAAGTGTTGGACGAATACATTCTACACTCGTCACCACTACCACACTACGATTATGTTTATTCCTATGTTGACTTGAGAGTACCGCATGATCTTTCCGACGACTTGGCAAAAAGCAGCGAAAGTATTTTAATAGATCATCTAAAAGGTGAAGTGGGTGCAAGATGTGCAAGTTTAAGTGCCAATGCAGTTACTATACAATATGTGCTTGACGTTGTTGAAAACAATGTTAAACCTTCGAAAGCCGAATATGAAAAGCGCATCAAGTCAATGAAGAAGATGTTTGCTGATGGAAAACGTTTCGAGTTAGATTGGTGGCCAGATGTTACCGGAGACACTGATCCAAAAAATCCGTACTATAAAGAATCAAAGTTAAACAATAACAATCCAGTTTATGAAGACAGCAAGAGTAAGAAACAAGTCAAAGAAAATACAGAAAACTGGCGAGAAGATATTGAAATAAACGATATTGTTAAAATAGAAAAACGATATTACGTAGTTGACAAATTTTCTCAATCTAGATACGGCCGAGGATTATTTTTTAGAAGAATTGATTCTGTAATTTATCACAAAACTTTCGACGAATATCAGTTTATTGGGCCAAGTACCAATTTTTATACGTTCAACGATTTTAACAAAGATAGTTCTATAAATTTTGTAATGAAACACTCTGATCCAAAATATCAAGAATTTTTAACAAAGCAAGGTCGTCTTACAATAAGAGAAAATGAGTTTTTTAAAGAAGACGATCGTATTGTAAAAGGTGTCAATACCAATGTAGATATAATTGACAATAAAAATGGATGGGGTGCTGTTCCTAACAACCAAGAAGTCGATTATTTAGGTTTGCGTGTGACTATGACTCCTAAGCATTTTATAGATCTAGCAGCACCATTAGACGGTGAACCTTCTGAAAAAATAGCCCAACATCTCGAACAAGGCGGCACTATCGGCAGTCCTTTCCTTAGAATAGAAATACCAGAATCGTGGGAAAATGGTGATTTTTCTATGCCTGCTAGAGTAGTAGGGCATGAAGGCAGAAATCGCATGGCAGCAATAGCAAAGGTGTTCGGGAACAATCCTGTAGAAACGCACTTGTTCTTTAGTCAAGGACTGCGAAATAGACACATCACAGATGAATTTAAGAAAAATCTCAATAGAGGATTAGTAAAAGAAAAAAGCAAAAGTATCATCCAAGGTCCGTTCTTTAAACTAAATGAATCTAACACAAATGTTTTGTTTAACATAGGACTTTTTGAAAGCATAAATCCTGAATTATTAAACAAAGACTTTCATAAAGAAACTGTAGTTGATACTAAGATAGGCAAAGTAAAAATAGTTGCAAATCATTATCCTAGTAATATGATTCCGCAAATAAAAGTTGAAGCATTTATAGATAATAAGTCTATTGGATATGTGAGATTTATCGTTATAGGAAACGATGAACCTTCTGGTTTGTTTAAACGATTTAAAAAGGCTGATCCATATTTGGTAGCCGGCAATTTGCGTGTTAATGATGAATATCAACGCAACGGAATAGCTACTGCAATGTACAAATTTGTGAAAAGTATGGGCAACGATATTAAACCTAGTACCAGTCAAACTAGTCAAGGGAAGGCATTTTGGACTAGTAACCCAAATGAATCCGTTGAGCCTAAATATAGTTTACGTGAATGGGCAGCAATGCAGGGCGGTCATGCAGTTGAAGAAATTCCTAAAAAACGTAAACCGTTTGATTGGAATAAATATTAATATGCTAATACGTGAATTAAAAGATACACAGGTGTTTTCCATTTTTGTTGCAAACGTACAAGTGCAACAGAAGTTCTATAGTCAATGGATCCCTGTTCAAGTATCTGCACGTAATGTTCAAGAAGCAAAACAACAAATACTAGCACAGTACGGTATCAATGCAAAAATTGCAGGTCTAAGGAAAGCAAAATGAAAGTTTTTGAAATAACAGAAACTGCTTTACTTAATGTAGATGTTGGTCGCGAAAAGAAAAAACCAGACCAAGCAAAAGGATCCGATCCTATGCCTAAAAAAGTACATCCCACTATGGGACCAACACAAAAACACCCATTGCGCGGTAAATTAGTAGGTGGATAACAATGCAAGTTAATCAGATTGTAGAACTAGACAGAGTAGAAAAAGAAAAAACAGCCGGCAATATCTTTATGAGATTTGGCATTAAGAAGCCAATTGCCGCAGCAGGTGGTGGTGATGACAACCCATACTTGGTAGGTTATGCAGGTTTTGTTCCAAGTGCAGCAGATTTAAAATTTGCCGATGCTAAATGGAAGTTTTACAATCTTAAAAGCAAGGAAGATTTGGTTAATGCAATTAAAAAAATGCTTGCCGACAAAACATTTACAGCAGCACGTGGTGTAACAATATCCATCGATGCTCCAGGACTGGCTAACAGATTTTCGTATTTTGGCGAATTTCTTGGACAGATTGAAAAAGCCAGTAATGGTAAAGTAAAAGTAGAATATAAAGAAAAAGAAAAGTCTGACAAAGTTGACAATAAGATTACTGTAAAAGGTAAGAAAAAAGGATCAGATGGATCATGGGGTAGTGCCGACGCACGAGTTGAACCAGCAGCAAAGAAGATTACAAGACACTTTACAGTTACCAGTCCGAGACTAATGAGCACACTACGTAGAAACGATCGTGTGATGCAATACTTTAAACCAAACGCAAACGAATTTGTTATGGGTCCAAAAGAATTCCAAGCATTTGTAACTGCCTTTGGACGTGACGATATTAAAATTACTAAGAAATTTACTGAAGAAATTGCCGAAACTGCTACAGCAGGCGGTACTAGTGCAGGCGGTGTAGCAACTGTTGCAAACAGTAAAACAAAAGTAAAAATGCAAAAGCCAACTGACAACGCATTGGATATGAAAGATGTAAGTTTGTTCGGCGGTAAAACAATTAAACGATAAATATATAAAAGATCTCGGAGATACCAATGGAACCAAATATGAAGTATGCTGCACTAGGCCGTAAACTGCAACAACTAGCAGTAAAAGAACCAAACGATATGATTGCTAACGCAATGGCAAGACTAGCAGATCATTTGGAAAACTTTGGCACACCGTTTGGTGCTAAGAACATGGCAGAACTTTCACAAAAAACTGGAATGTCTCCAGAAATTATCAAGGGTCTTGTAGCAAGAGCAAACAAGGCCGGACAGCCTGCTATGGCAGAATCTAAACTAATTGAAGGTCTTGCTGAACTTGCTGGTGCAGCAGAACAAGATCACGAAGTACAAATGGCTCGTGCTGAACTTTATAAAATTGCAAAGTATGCAATTAAACTACACGAATTGCTAAAAAACATCAGTGAAGCAGAAGGCCTCGAAGGTTGGCAGCAAAGCAAGATTACCAAAGCAGCAGACTATATCGGCAGTGTATATCATGCACTAGAGTATGATGAAAAAGTAATGAGTCCTATTACTGCTGAATCAAAAACTTTAAAAATGAAAGAATCAGAAGCAACAGCATACAAGTCGTTGCTGGAAAAAGCCAAGTCAAAAGCACAACAAAAGTTTATGGGCATGGTTTACGCTGCAAAATCGGGCGAAAAGCCTGCTAGTAAAGAAGTAGCAAAGGCTGCTAAAGGCATGAGCAAAGCAGACGCAAAAGACTATGCTAAAACCAAGCACAAAGGTAAACCCGAACACGTTAAAAAGTAAAAATGGAATACGCAGAAAATCTAGTTTGGAAAACAATTGATCCGGACGATATGTGGGTTCTAGATAAACTTATACTTTCAAAAAAACTCGATTATAATTGCGGCCCGGTAGGTTTAGATGTAACTTTACCGGGCCATTATATTGTACGGCCTTGTGTTAATATGCAAGGGTTAGGACTAGGTACACAAAAAGTTTATCTAGAACGTGATACCACTCACTTACCTGTAGGACATTTTTGGTGTGAATGGTTTGAAGGTAGACATCTAAGTATAGACTACTATCAAGGAAAACAAGTTTTAGCAGTAGAAGGACATAAACCTGACACAACATTTACACGTTGGGAACATTGGGTTCGTGTTGCTGACAGAATAAGATTACCTAATGTACTAAAACCGTTTGTAGAAAAGTATGAATGGATTAACTGCGAATACATTGGCGGCAAACTAATAGAAGTTCATTTTAGACATAATCAAGATTTTGAAAACAATATTGTTCATTTTATACCAGTGTGGGAGGGCGAAAGCACAGAGCCTCCCGAAGGATATACCTATAAAGAATATCCAGATGTACACGGAAGAATAGGTGCATTTGTAAAATAACCTGTTGACAAACAAGCAATTTATTGTTAAAGTTTTAAAAAAGGAGTATTACATGAGTGACAGAGTCTACGGGCCTGAAGAAAAAGCAAAATTGGATCGTCTTGTTAAGGAAGGTGTTAGCGTCCTACAAGAAATTGCCGACTTGCAAGGTGGCTTAAAAGACACTATTAAAAGTGTTGCAGAAGAACTTAATGTCAAACCAAGTTTGATTAACAAAGCAATCAAAGTTGCAATGAAAAGAGATTGGACACGTCACACAGACGAATTCGAAGATCTCGAAACTATTGTTGCTACTCTCGGTTATGATAAAGATGACTGAGGAAATAATACATAAAGATATTTTAGGAAACAGCATTAATGTCGGGGACACTGTGGTGTACCCCGACCATAGCAGGCTTAAAATAGCAGTAGTTAAAAAAGTTAATCCTAAAATGATTAATGTTGTAGCAGTAGGACGATCATGGCCTGATAGGAAATACCCAAGCGATTTACTAGTAGTAGATGATCCTAAAATTACACTGTACATGTTAAAACACAATAAGTAATGAATAGAGTCGCTCACTTAAGAGCAAGTAGATGGTTAGTTGGCCAAGAAGCAACAAGGAGAAATGAATGCCATATGTCGACGCAATGTTTGACAGAGACTCTGATATTATTAGAGTTATTGAACGTAAAGACGGAAAACGAATACAACAAGAGTATCCAGTAAAGTATACTTTCTATTACGAAGATCCTAAAGGAAAGTATAAAAGTGTATATGGCGATCCGCTAAGTCGCATTGTTTGTAAAAATACCAAAGACTACAGAAAAGAATTAGCAATTAATAAAAATAAGAATCTGTTTGAAAGCGATATTAATCCTATCTTTCAGTGTCTAAGTGAAAACTACGAAAATCAAGATGCTCCTAAACTAAACGTAGCATTTTGGGATATCGAGACCGACTTTGATCCAGAACGTGGATTTGCTCCTACTAGCGATCCGTTTATGCCAATTACTGCAATCACTGTTTGTTTACAGTGGGTGGATGCACTTATAACACTAGCAGTTCCACCAAAGACACTAACAATGGAGCAAGCCCGTGAACATTGTGTAGAGTGGGGCGAGAACTGTATTCTTTTTGAAAAAGAAGCAGACATGTTGGATACATTTCTTGACTTGATACAAGATGCAGATATTCTAAGTGGTTGGAACAGTGAAGGATATGACGTTCCGTACACTGTCAATAGAGTTGCTAGAGTGTTGAGTAAAAACGATACTAGACGTTTTTGCTTATGGGATCAATATCCCAAGAAGCGCGAATACGAAAAGTACGGCAAGACTTCTGAGACATTTGACTTTGTAGGTCGTGTACATATTGACTCTCTAGAATTGTATCGTAAGTACACTTACGAAGAACGTCATAGTTATAGACTTGATGCAATTGGCGAGTACGAACTAGATGAACGCAAGACACAATACGAAGGCACACTAGATCAACTTTACAATAACGACTTTAGAACCTTTATAGAATATAACAGACAGGACGTTGCACTACTTGATAAACTAGACAAAAAACTACGCTTTATTGATCTAGCAAATGAGATTGCTCACGACAACACTGTTCTGTTGCAAACTATTATGGGTGCGGTTGCTGTTACAGAACAAGCAATTATCAACGAAGCACACCGTAGAGGTATGCAGGTTCCGAATAGACGTGACCACGGCGGCAACACACAAGCAGCAGGTGCATATGTTGCATATCCCAAAAAAGGATTGCATCAGTGGGTTGGAAGTATGGACTTGAACAGTCTGTATCCTTCAGTAATTAGAGCATTAAACATGGCTCCAGAAAGTATTGTTGGACAGTTACGCCCAGAATACACTGATCAATATATCCACGAGCAGATGACACTGCATAAAAAATCATTTGCCGCAGCGTGGGAAGGCCTGTTTGGCACATTTGAATACACTTGGGTAATGGAACAACGCAGAGACAAGACCATCACAGTTGATTGGGAAGATGGTCGTACTGACGTGTTAAGCGGTGCTGAACTTTATAAACTAATGTTTGACAGCAACATGCCTTGGATGATCAGTGCTAACGGTACTATCTTTACACATGAGTTCGAATCTGTTATTCCCGGACTACTGGCACGTTGGTACAAAGAACGTAAAGAACTACAGGCAATGCTTAAAAAAGCAAAGGATGCAGGAAACGAAACTGAAATTTCGTTCTGGGACAAGCGTCAGTTGGTTAAGAAGATTAACCTTAACAGTTTGTATGGTGCTATTCTTAATCCAGGTTGCAGGTTTTTCGACAAACGCATTGGACAAAGCACTACACTAACTGGTAGACAGATTGCCAAGCACATGGCTAGTAAAGTAAATGAAATTATCACTGGCGAATACGATCATGTCGGTAAGGCAATAATTTACGGTGATACTGACTCTGTATACTTTAGTGCATTCTCTACACTGCAAAAAGACATCAACGACGGACACATACCATGGAGTAAAGAAAATGTTATTACATTGTATGATCAAGTTTCCGAAGAAGCAAATAAAACCTTCGGCGAATTTATGGGCAGTGCGTTTCATTGCCCAAAGAACCGTGCAGAAGTAATCAAAGCAGGACGTGAAATTGTAGGCGAAACTGGATTGTTTATTACCAAGAAACGTTATGCAGTTCTTGTATATGATGAAGAAAACAAACGCAAAGACGTCGACGGCAAACCTGGTAAGATTAAAGCAATGGGTCTTGATCTAAAGCGCAGTGATACTCCTGTGTTTATGCAAGAGTTTCTCAGCGAATTGCTTACTATGGTGTTGTTAAAGAAACCGGAAAGTGACATACTCGAGGCTATTACAAACTTTAGACGTGCATTTAAAGAACGTCCTGGATATGAAAAAGGCTCGCCAAAACGTGCCAATAATATTCAAGCATATCAGCGAGAAGAAGCAAAACTTGGAAAAGCAAATATGCCAGGTCACGTTCGTGCAAGCATTAACTGGAATACACTAAAGCGCATGAACGGCGACAGATACAGTCAAGAGATTGTGGACGGCATGAAAGTTATTGTTTGTAAGGTAAGACAAAATCCACTTGGGTATACTAGTGTAGCATATCCAGTAGACGAATTAAGACTTCCGCAGTGGTTTAAAGAATTGCCATTTGATGATAACAGTATGGAAGAAGTTATCATTGATAACAAACTTGACAATCTTATCGGCGTTCTAGATTATGATTTAGAAAGCACTAAACAAAATACTACGTTTAATTCACTTTTTGATTGGAGTTAATACATGAAAGTAGGAATAACTTTTAGCACCTTTGATCTGTTACATGCCGGACACATTGGTATGTTACGAGAAGCCAAAGCAAACTGCGATTATTTAATTGTAGGCTTGCAAACAGATCCCACAATAGACCGCCCTACAGAAAAAAACAAACCAGTTCAAACATTGGTAGAACGCTATGCTCAACTAAATGCTGTTAAGTTTATAGACGAAATTGTTCCATATCAAACAGAACAAGATGTAGTGGATATACTAGAACTGTTTGAAATTGACATACGATTTCTAGGTGAAGAATATCGCGAAAAGGATTTTTCTGGCAAAGACGTATGTCGTAAACGTGGCATTGAGTTACATTTTAACAAACGTGATCACAGATTTAGCAGTAGCGATTTACGTCGAAGAGTAGTTGACGCAGAAAAGGAATCTAAAAGCATATGAATAAATTTATCTTTGATGTAGACGGAACCCTTACTCCTAGTAGAGGAAAGATAAATCCTGAGTTTGCTGATTTCTTTTTGTTGTTTTGTCAACAAAATTCTGTATATCTAGTAACTGGTAGCGATTATAGCAAAACCGTTGAGCAACTCAACGAACGTATTGTAAACGCTGTTAGTATTATTTTTAATTGCAGTGGCAATGAAGTAAGAGTCAAAGGCAATGTTGTAAAACAATCAACTTGGCAATTACCAGATCTCGCACGTCACTGGTTAGAAGGCAAATTAAAACAAAGTAAGTTTGTTTTACGCACAGGTAACCATATCGAAGAACGTGGTGGTGCAGTCAACTTTAGTGTTGTAGGAAGAAATGCTACGTTAAAAGAACGTCGTCTATATGTTGAATTTGACGAATTAGATCAGGAAAGAAAAAAACTAGTTGATGGATTTAATTCAACCTTCAAAGACCTTGAAGCACGTATTGGTGGCGAAACTGGCATTGACATTTACGAAAAAGGCAAAGATAAAAGTCAAATACTAGAACATTTTAAAAGCGGGGATAGACTTTACTTTTTTGGAGATAAGATGTCCGAAGACGGAAACGATTATCCACTAGCACAAGAGATTAAAAAACGCAATAGAGGCGTTGGTATCGAAGTAACTGACTGGAGATTTACTTTTGAAACATTACAATTTTATCAAGAAGCAAGGATAGCAGCATGATAGCATTACTTGGTTACGGCTTTGTAGGTAAAGCCTATTACAATGCATTTAATTTATATCACGAAATTACTATAGTAGATCCTAATTTTAACAATACTCGTGTCGAAGATATTAAAAATCTACATGCTGCAATTGTTTGTGTTCCTACTCCTTCAACTGATGACGGAAGTTGCGATATGAGTATTGTACATCATGTTATCGGTACACTTCCTAAACACATTCCTATACTAGTTAAAAGTACAATATCCTTAGATGGGTGGAAAGACATCGAGAGAGATTTTCCAGAACATTCTGTTACATTTAGTCCTGAATTTTTACGGGCTAGTGCAGCAGATGAGGATTTGAGAAATCTAAAACACATCTTTTTAGCAGGCGGAAACACCGATTATTGGAGAGATTT